CTCGATGTAGGGGACGCGCGGCAGCTCCTGATAGCCGTGCACGCCGTCCTGGCCGGCGATCATGGTGCGCTCAACCGGCGACGGACTGACGGTGAAGTTGCCGCGCAAGGCGAGCTGGTCGCCGCCCGCGAACAGAAACGCGATGCCCGCGAATTTCTGAGCCATTGTTCACTCCTGATTTTTGGAAGAAGACGATGGGAGCGACGCGGGACTTAGGCCGCGCCACTCGCGGCAAGCTGCGTACCGGTGTTGATCTCTTGATCGAGCCCGCGGTCGTACTGCAGCCGGAATTGCGCCAGCACCGCGAAGACCCGCAGCTGGTTGATCAGATCCGGCGGATAGAGGACGTTGACGCGGTTCGGGTTGTTCGCATCGCGCTCGACGAGCAGGTTCTCCTTGAAGGAACGAACGTCTTCGACCAGCCCGTTGAACTCGTCCTGGCGATACTGTCCGACCAGCTCGGCCGCGATGAGACCGGGCGTGACGATGGCCTGACCGGGACCGAAGCGCGTGCCGTCGTTGGCCAGCTTGTGGCGCGGGAATTGCGACGTGATCGTCTGCCGCTGATTGCGCAACAGCCGCGCCAGCGTCGCCAGCGTCGTCACCAGCTCGTAGGCGTCGTCCCCCTGACCATAGAGGTTGAGCTGATAGGTCGTCGTCTCGCGCAGGATCATCGGCGCCCCGTTGGGGTCGACCTCCTGCGTCGCGATGCCGTAGCCGGCAAACGTATTGAGTTCCGGCCGGTTGAAGCGCTCATGCAGCGGCGCCGGCAGAACGCCGGTGAATTCCAGCGTCTGCAGTGGCCGCGCCGGGTCATTGGTCAATCCACGCGCCGCCTTCGCGGTGTAGGCGGCGGTCCATTCGAAGACCGGGGCCGGGCTGCCAAGCTCGACGCCCATGATGGAGGTGGTGCCGGCGTTACGCGTCTCGCCGAACAGAATCATGTTGGCGTAGTCCGAGCGCTTGGCCGAGAAGATGTGGCCATAGAGCTGGCGCATCCAGCCCCAGCGTCCGCTGTCGGTGAAGCCGTATTCCAATTCCCATGCCATCAGCGACGTCGAGTCGGTGAACGGCAGCGCCACGTACTCGAACGCGCGCTCGCCGAGATTGGAGATGGCGGTGGTGAAGTCCGGCACGCCCGCGCCGCCCGACAGCATGCCCAAACCGGAATAGGCGATGGTCACGCCTGTCGGCAGCTCCTCGCTGCCGATGCGGCCGTAGTAGCTGTCGCGCATGTCGATGTCGTTGCCACTGGTACCCACCCAGTTGCACGTCAGCGTCACGTCCGCCGGACCGCCGACCGACGTCACCGGCAGATCGAAGTTCTCGTTGATCGCCGCCGAGATCGCGACGTTGATGTCGTTGAGCGTGTCGGACGCGGTGATGTTGACCGGCACATGCTGGCCGCCGACGTAGAGGTGGATGGTGCCGGCCTCGTGTCCGCTCGCGTCCACGGTCACCGTGATGGTGCCGGTCGCGGCCGTGCCGGCGTCAGGCTCGGCGACCGGCAGCCCCCAGACCTCATGCGAAAAGTTGTTGGCGAAGAAAGCGCGGAACATATTCGCGAGTTGCGAACCCTCACCGAACTGCTTGTCGGCCTGTGCCTGCGTCCCAATCGCGACCGCGACGTCGGGCACGGCGACGCCTTCTCCGGTCATGATGCCGACGAGCAGCGCGGGCTGGCGGATGGTCCAGAGACCGGCCTTCGACGGATCGACCTCGACCCAATACAGCGGCAGTTTCCAGTCGGCAGGAATGTTCGCAAAGCTGATCGGCATGGTCATGGCTCCTTATTTGCAGCCACGCCCATCGGCGTGCCTGCGATTGTCGCGGGTTCCCTTTTCAGTGAGTTGGTTTCAGCCCGCGGACTGCGGTTGCGGCTGCTGCTGCTTCGGCTTCGATTCCGACTTCGTCGCTGCCGGCTTCGGCTTGTTCGCGGCTGCCTGCTCGCGCGGGTTCTTGGTCGGATCGGGCGCGTCCTGCTCGCCGCTCGCGGGGCTGGCGCGGACCGATCCATCGGCGAGGCGACGCGCGGTGAAGCTGTCGTCGGGCCACTCGACGCCGTGATCGAGCGATGAGCGGAAGCGCGTGCCGTTGGCGTGCCGCAGCACGGCGCGCAGATCCTCGCTTGCGGCGTAGACTTTGATGGCCGGCGGTCCGTCGATCACGCGCAAGCGGCGCGCACGCGCCTCTCGGATCGCCTTGCGCGGATTTTCGGGAGGAGCTTGGCTTTTCGTCTCATGGTTTCTCGTCTCGGCCATGATCTATTCCTTTCGTTCGGGTTCGGGCGTGAACACGTACTCACCGCCGGTCTGTAGGCGCTGATCCATTTGCTCTGGCGTGTCGCCGGGCTTGACGCCCGACCGCAGACCGATGTTCAGCAACTCGTCGGTAATGATCGGCGCATACTCGGCGCGGTACTTGACCGAGGCCTCGTATTGCAGCTCGCCGATGGGCGTCTCGTTGTTCAGGCCGGCCGTGCCGAAGCGGTGTCGCCGCGAGCCGCGCGATACGCCTTCGATCCGCGTGTTGCCCGGATTGCCGACGCCGTTCGGATAGGCGCGCGTATCGATGAAGTTCATCAGATACGGGTCGCGCCACAGCGTGTTCATGATCGTCCAGAACGCCTGATCGAGTTTTTCCTCACAGGCCTCCGGGTCGTTGTTCACGAGCGCCACCGTGAAGCCGAGCTTCAGCGTGTGGATGAAGTCGATCTCGCCATGATTGAGATCGCCTTCCGGCTCCATCTCCTCGCTGACGATGTAGACGCCGAGATACGGCAGCTGGTGCGTCTGCGTCGGCAGCTGCCGGCTCTTGCGCACGGTGAAGCCGGCGAAGAACGGCGCCGCCACCAGCTTCGCCAGCAGCATGTCGCGGATGACAAGGCTGTAGCTGAAGACCCGCGTATCGGTGGCGGTCATGACGGCTTGGCGGCCACGATCTTGCGGATGACCAGCGTCGTTTCGCCGCCGCCATTGGTCTGGGCGTCGGTGACTTCGAACTCGCCGAGATCCGGGCCGCCATCAGGGTCGGCGGGGATCTGGATGCGGTCCAGTTGGTGCGGGATGACCGTGAATTCATCCTCGCGCACGTCGAGGATGGTCTGCTGGTCGGAGATGATCGAGCCGTCTTCCGCCTGCACGTCGATGGGGCGCGTGTCGTAGATCCCGCGCGCGGAATAAGCCGGCAGCCCCGCCTGCGACGCCAGCGGCGTCACGGTGACCGGGCGTGCGAACAGATCATAGTTCGGCAGATAGACGAGGGTCGAAAAGTTCACCGCCATTGGATGGCCTCCTTGCACATCTCGACCATGCGCTTGAACAGCTGCTCGACCAGCTCGGGGCGCAGGATCGGACGCTTTGCGCCGGGACGGCCGGCGGCGATGCGGGCGCGTTTGCGCGTCGACTTGCCGCCGCTTTCCTTGCGGGCGCGCTTCAGGCGCGAGCGCGGGTAGATCAATGTCGTGACCGACAGAAAACTTTGTTGATCGACCTTCGGGTATTTGCGATTCATGTCCTCCCGCTGCCAGTCGAGGAAAACCTGCGGCAGCTCCTGGTCCAGATCGACGACGCGCTTCTGCATGTCGCCGAACTGCTGCAGCAGTTTTTCGGATTCGACCTTGACCGCGAACGGCACGGCTCAGACCCAATGCCTGATGTAATGACCGAGAAGCCCCTCGACGGTCTTGCTGCTGACACTGGGGCCGCCGTTGCCGCCGCCGCCACCCGACCCGCTAGTGGGTGTGTGAAACATGACGCGAGATTCTTTGTGAGCGATCATGCGGACGCCGGTCAGTGCCGCGGCTGCCGCTTCGGCCTTCGACGTCGCCACCATTAGAGCGCAGGCCTGCTTGAGCGCATCCGGCGCCTCCTCAGGCAGATCGAAGCCGCCGGTATAGGTGACGACGATGGGCTCGTCGCGGTCGGTGAAGATCGACAGCTTGCCCGAGCCCTCCTCCAGCTCGTAGTCGATCCGCTCGCTGCCGTTGGTCGTGACGCTCTGGATGTCGGCTTCGCTGACCGGCCAGTGCGTCAGATAGACCCGGCGGCTGCCAAGGCAGCGCCACGTCTCCCTGACCTCCTCCTCGGCGAACACGCGATTGCACAGCGTCGAGATGGTCGACGACATCGCC